AGTAATTGCCCTATTTGGATGTACTAAAAATGAAAGGGCTAGAAATTTCGGAGGTACTGAAACAATTATTTTAGATTCTAACGTTAGGTTAGTTAATCTTACTTGGAAAAATAGCGATTTATGGGTTTTAACTAAAAAAGACTCTACTAAACCTGTTATTTACTATTTTAAAGAAAAGTCTAATTGGGGAATTCAAGAAGGACAAATTACAATTATTGAAAAATAAAAATATGAAACAGTTAACTTTTGTTTATGAGTTAGTAAAGTTTATACTTATTTCGGTTCCTTTAGCCTGCCTAATTTATCTAACCGCATCTACCTACTTCGAGGTAAAACGAATTTTATATAAGAATAAGTTATAATTTTACGAATGACATTAAAGCCGTTACCGAAACTACTAGAGCAGACTCAAAAGGTTTTTAACGCTTATATTCGAAATAGGGACCAAGGGAAGGCCTGTATATCTTGCGGATCTAACCAAGCTAACCAAGCCGGACACTACTTCCCCGTTAAGGGATTTTCGGTCCTCCGGTTTAACGAGTATAACGTTAACTTACAATGCGCCGCCTGCAATATGTATAAACACGGTAACCAAGCTATGTATAGAATAGGCTTAGTTCAAAGGATCGGGGAAGAGCAAGTAGTTAACCTAGAACGAATCGCAGTTAACGAAAGGGTTAAAAAATGGACTAGGCCCGAACTTTACGAACTAATAAACACTTATAAAAATGGCAAAAGCGACTAACTCGGGTAAAGTAAACTTCGGACGCCGTAAAGGCGGGAAGGCTACAAAAACAAAAGGACCAAAACAAAAACCGACCAAGCCTTACAAAGGGCAGGGTAAATAAAATTTTATGCTAATATTATTAGGGCTTATGCCGGATTTTGGATCTAAGTATATTCCAACTCCTCCGCCTATTAGCCGAATTAAACCAAAAGAAAACGTTATGAATGTTAAAGAAGCACACTTAGAAAGAATGGTAGTAGAAAAAGTAGAACTCGAAGAAAAAGTAAAAAAGTTACTAGACTTCGTTAATACCCCTATTTACCAAGAATTAGACGAACAAACTAAAGGCTTACTAGCTATCCAAGGTCGCGCTATGCAGACTTACTTAGAATGTTTGCAACTTAGAATAAAACTTAGTTAATGAAAATAGAAGAAATAAGACCTAACCCGTCTAACCCCCGCTACATTAAGGACGATAAGTTCAAGAAGCTAGTAGACTCTATTAAGGCCTTCCCCCAAATGCTAGAGTTAAGACCGCTAGTTATTGACGAAAATAATATCGTCCTAGGTGGCAATATGCGTCTTAGGGCCTGTATAGAAGCAGGCCTTACGGACGTTCCTGTAACCCAAGTAATGAATTTTACTAAGGAGCAAAAGGAGGAATTTATAATAAAGGATAACTCTTCTTATGGCGCTTGGGATTGGGACGTTCTAGGTAACGAGTGGGACGATAAGCCCCTCGAAGATTGGGGACTCGATTTACCTACAATGGACCGAGAAGAGGAACCTAAAACCGAGAAGGATAATAGCAAAGCAGCTAAGGAATGTCCTAACTGCGGATTTAATCTTTAACTTTGTATTAGCTAGGTGGCGGAATGGTAGACGCAACCGTTAACGGATAAGTTCGTGCAGACGTGTACCTACGGTGTTATATCCCAACAAATACAGGTTCGATTCCTGTCCTAGCTAATATAAAAATATACGAATATGGACATACAAAAAAAGGCAATGATAGAGGCGCTAGAGAAAAGCCTAGGAATCGTAACTACGGCCTGTAAAATGGTCGGTATTGCCCGATCTACTCACTACCTATGGATAAGTACCGACGAAGAGTATAAAGAGGCCGTAGAGGGCGTAGCGGACCTTACCTTAGATTTCGTAGAAAGCCAACTGCATAAACAAATCCAAAAGGGCGAAGTTACTTCGACGATATTCTACCTTAAGACAAAGGGTAAGAAGCGCGGATTCATAGAGAAGCAAGAAATAGAACACTCCGGAAATATGCAAGTAAATTGGGTAGAGGAGAAAACTTACGAGCCTAAAACAGGTTCTTTATAAACTTATGAAGCTAACAATAAAGCAAACGATAGCTTTAGATTATTTAGAGGACGATATTACTAGGGAGTTACTTTTCGGTGGCGGAGCCGGCGGAGGTAAGACGGCGCTAGGATGTTACTTTCAAATTAAGCGAAGACTTAAGTACCCCGAAAGTAGAGGACTAATAGGAAGAGCGGTCCTTAAAACGCTAAAGGAGACTACCTTAGTTTCTTTCTTTCAAGTGGCCAAAATGCAGGGGCTTTATGCCGGCCAACACTACCGATATAACGCCCAATCTAGCCAAATAGATTTTTTTAACGGATCGGTTATTCTGCTTAAGGATCTATTCCAATATCCAAGCGATCCCAACTTCGACGAATTAGGTTCCCTAGAAATTACCGACGCCTTTATAGACGAGGCTAACCAATGTACCGACAAAGCTAGAAACGTAGTTAAGTCTCGTATTAGATTTATGCTAGACGATTACGGCTTAATACCTAAGAGTCTTTATACCTGTAACCCCGCTAAGAATTGGACCTACTCGGACTTTTATAAGCCGGATCGCGATAACGTATTAGATCCCGATAAAAAGTTCGTCCAATCTTTAGTAGACGATAACGCCAACGTTTCTAAGTATTACAAAGAGAATTTGTTAACTTTAGACAAAGAAAGTAAAGAGCGTCTATTATTTGGTAATTGGGAATACCTTAGCGATCCTTCAAGTTTGATAGAATATGATAAGATTATTAACTGTTTTAGTAACTCCTTTATTCCTAGTAGCGATCCTTTTATTACTTGCGACGTTGCTCGTTTCGGTAATGACAGTACAGTTATTGGCGTTTGGTTTGGGTTCCGTGTTAAGATTTTTCGATATGCTAAGAAAAGCATAGTAGAAGTATCGGACATAATCAAAGCTTTAATGTTAGAATATAGGGTTCCTTTATCTAACGTAGTGGTCGACGAAGACGGAGTAGGCGGAGGGGCAGTAGATATACTAAAGTGCAAAGGATTCGTAAATAATTCTACGCCTTTAAATAATCCTATTACACACGAAAAGGATAACTTCGATAACTTAAAGAGCCAATGTTATTTTAAATTAGCTGAAAAGATAAATAACGACGAACTTTATATTCAATGCGACGATTCACATAGGCAGCTAATAATAGAGGAACTAGAACAGGTTAAGCAGAAGTCGGTAGATAACGACGGCAAAAAGGGAATAATACCGAAGGACCGAGTTAAGCAATTAATAGGCAGGTCCCCCGATTTCTCCGATATGCTAGCTATGCGAATGTTCTTCGAGTTTAAGCCTAAATTTGTGGTCGGAGTTTGGTAATTAAAAAATGTTAACTTTGAACAAATATTAATAATATGGGTTTATTAGATTTTTTCTCTAGTAAGAAGAAAGTAAACACTCTTAATCCTGTTTTACCTACGGCTTCGCAGGTGGCAATTCAAAAGGGGATAGTTACTTGGCAGGGTGCAAATTCGCAAGAATACGTTAGACTTGGTTATCAAAGTAACGATATAGTCTATTCGATCATTAAGTTAATTACTGATAAGGCTAAACTAGCGCCGCCGCACGTTTACAAAGAAGTAGACGCAGTAGCAGCTAAGAAGTTTAAGTCTTTAATGAAGCAGCCCGATAAGATTACTAATTGGAAAGAAGTAAAAGAATTACATAGTAAAGCGTTCGAAATATATACCGGCGATTCAAGACTAGAAGAGTTAATTAAATACCCTAACGAAGAGGACTGTTGGAGCGACTTCGTAGAAGAGTGGATCGGGTTTAAGCTTATAACAGGTAACGCCTTTATTTGGGCTAAAATGATCGAGGGCGGAAATAACAAGGGTAAGCCTTATCAATTAATCCCGCTTCCTTCTCAATATATGGCAGTAATTGCAGACGTAGAGTTATTCCCTCCTATTAAGGTGGGCTACCAATTATTCTACGGTAAGCTATGGAATTTCGATCCTAAAGAAATCTTACAGGATAAGTACTTTAATCCGGCTTGGAATGTAACCGGTAACCAACTATACGGCCAATCGCCTTTAATGGCTGCGGCTAGAAACTTAACTAGATCCAACGAAGCTAAGACGGCGGCGGTAGCTTCCTTTCAAAATGGAGGACCTGCAGGCGTTTTATTTATGAAGGATCAAAGATTCGATCCAACTAGCGGACAGGCGCAGGCCCAAGCGTTAAAGACTGCAGTATCGCAAAAAGCGGGCGCAGAAAACTTTAACTCTATCGCGGTTTCTGCTTATGAAGTAGACTATAAGACAATCGGGTTAAGCCCTGTCGAGTTAGATATTATCGAGTCCGAAAAGTGGGATATGAAGGCGCTATGTAATATCTACGGCGTACCTTCTCAATTATTAAACGACGCGGATAATAAGACTTACAATAACCAAATAG